CCGACACTATAAAGGCCCAACAATGGGTCGCGTTGACCTAAGTCTTTGATTCGTAAGGGATTGTCGGTGTAAAATTTTCCGACACCTCGGCCGCCGGGGTCCCGAGCCACCCCGACCCCCCAAATTCTGAGTTGGTACCATCCACCCCCACACCCCCTTAATCCGCACAAATCACCACCTATTTTAGAAACCACCCCCCCATCAAAATAAAAGCGCCACTGAAAAAATATAGCGCAAAAAATTTCTAAACTCTCCCGCTTTACTATTAAACCCCTTTCTCCTATACTCCTGACATCTCGGTTTACCGATGCGATGTAAAAGGCTTCTACTAATATGTATATGCCTCCGATTGAGTCCGGAGTCCCGATGGATGTGCGGGCAGAAGTAACTCTGCCCCAGATGGATGAACGCGAAGAGCTAGAGGTTCGGGCTAGGACTATTCAGCTTATCGCTGATCTGACGGGCGAACCCCCGGTACCCGAAGAGTTTCACATGCAACAGGCAAGGCAGATCCTGAAGTCAAAGGATTTGCGTAACCTTAATGAGTTGCCAAACGAAACAACGCTGTATCTGCGCGAACTTGTGTCGCGGTACGACTACGAAGTCGTCAAAAACCTAGCTGACCTTAAAACCTACACTGCCCATAAGCTGCTGGAGCTATCCAACAGTGCCAACGAGAAGATTCAACTCGGTGCTTTGAAGCTTTTGGGTGAGATTGACGGCGTCGATGCCTTCAAAAAGCGCACAGAGATTACTGTGCAGCAGAAATCCACGGAAGAAATCGAGCGCGAGCTTATGGAGAAGCTCGATAGGCTGACTGTGGACATGGGGCTAGTCGAAGAAACCAAGGTTTTGAAGTAAACGTGCTTAATCCTGAGCAGATTAAGACCCTAAAGGCCCGTTTGCCGACGATGCAGCCCGCTGAAAAGGCGTGGTTGCTGGAAAGACTGCAAGAATATGAGAAGCGCAGGCAAATGGGGGACGCAAAGACCTCGTTTACCTCGTTTATTAAGCACGTTTACCCCCATTACAAGTTCGGTGCCCACCACAAGAAGCTGATTTCGCTCTTTGAAGCGGTCGCTAGGGGTGAAAAGAAACGAATTATCGTCAATATTGCCCCAAGGCACGGGAAATCGGAACTCATTTCCTACCTAGCACCGGCTTGGTTTCTGGGTAACTTCCCTGAAAAGAAGGTCATTATGGCCTCCCACACCGCTGACTTGGCGGTGGATTTTGGACGGAAAGTGCGTAATTTGGTGGGGGAAGACGCCTATAAACAGGTGTTTCCTGATGTTGCACTGCAACAAGACTCCAAGTCCGCATCCCGCTGGGGGACGAACCACAAGGGCGAGTATTTCGCTATCGGTGTAGGCGGTGCGCTGGCAGGCCGTGGTGCGGACCTGTTCATTATTGACGACCCCCACTCTGAGCAAGAAGCCAAGCAAGGTAAACCCGAGGTATTCAAACCTCCGTGGGAGTGGTTCCAGTCTGGCCCGTTGCAGCGTCTGATGCCGGGGGGAGCCATTATCGTCGTCATGACCCGATGGTCAAAACTCGACCTGACTGGGCAGTTAATCGACCACATGACAAGAAACCCCGATGCCGATCAGTGGGAGGTGGTTGAACTGCCCGCGATCATCAACGAGGGCACCGAAGATGAGAAACCTTTATGGCCCGATTTTTGGACGATAGAGGAGCTGCACTCTAAAAAGGCGGGTATGGACCCCCGGTACTGGCAGGCTCAGTACATGCAGCAGCCGACCTCAGAAGAGGGTGCGCTAATAAAGAGAGAGTGGTGGAACGTGTGGGAGGAAGAAAAACCCCCCCGGTGCGACTTCACTATTATGTCTTTGGACGCTGCCCAAGAAGCGACTAACCGGTCTGACTTTAACTCCCTGACGGTGTGGGGGGTGTTTGACAACGAGGAGTCCGGAGCCAAGAACATCATCCTGCTAGAGAGTATCCGGGAGCGGATGGAGTTTCCTGAACTCAAGAAGATGGTGCTTGAGACTTATAAAGAGTGGGAACCGGACGCTTTCATCGTTGAGAAGAAGTCCAACGGTGCTGCTTTATATCAGGAGCTTCGCTCCATGGGCGTGCCGGTGTCTGAGTTTACGCCCGGTAAAGGCCAAGACAAGATCGCCCGAGTTAACGCTGTATCAGACTTATTCTCTTCTGGTATGGTGTGGGCACCAGATACACGTTGGGCTAGAGAACTTATAGAGGAAGTGGCGTCATTTCCTTTTGGGACTCATGACGACATGGTTGACTCTACGACTCAGGCGCTGCTGAGATTCCGCAAGGGTGGGTTTATTGCCCTACCGAGCGATGAGCCAGAAGACGTTAAGTGGTTTCGCAGCAAGCGGCGCGGCGGTTTTTACTGAAATTATTTAGGGCGAATAAAATGGCTACTAATATGGACAAGGCACTCTACGAGGCCCCGATGGGTTTGGATGAAGATACAGAACCCCCATTGGAGATTGAAATCGTAAACCCGGACATCGTAACGATGGACGACGGCAGCGTAGAGATCACGCTCACCCCCGAGGATGATACGGAAGAGGGCGGCTTTAACGAGAACCTTGCCGAGACGCTAAAAGATAGCGTCCTGTCCTCCCTGTCCAGTGATCTTGTTGACCTGTACGACACGGACGTAAATAGCCGCAAGGAATGGGTCGAGACATATATTAAAGGTCTGGAGTTGCTGGGCCTTAAGTACGAAGAGCGCACGGAGCCTTGGGAAGGCGCATGCGGGGTGTTCCACCCCCTGCTGAATGAAGCTGCTATTAAGTTCCAGTCCGAAGCGATCATGGAGACGTTCCCCGCTGCGGGTCCAGTTAAGACGCAGATCGTCGGTAAAGTTACGCGGGAAAAAGAAGAAGCTGCGGCCCGTGTCCGGGATGAGATGAACTACCAGCTTACCGAGGCAATGGTCGAGTATCGACCGGAGCATGAGCGGCTGCTGTACACGCTGGGCCTTGCCGGGTCAGCCTTTAAGAAAATCTACTTCGACCCCTCGCTTAACCGCCAAGTTGCGGTGTTCGTGCCTGCTGAGGATGTGGTTGTGCCCTACGGGGCATCGAGCATCGAGAGCGCGGAGCGGGTCACGCATGTGATGCGTAAGACCAAGAACGAGCTTCGCAAGCTTCAGGTCGGCGGGTTCTACAAAGATGTTGAGCTAGGTGAGCCTGAGAAAGTTCTCGATGACATCGAGAAGCGTAAGGCCGAAGAGCAAGGATACAGCGCCACTGAGGATGACCGTTATCGCATCCTTGAGATGCACGTTAACTTGGACTTGGAAGGTTATGAGGATAAGGATGAGGATGGGGAAGAAACAGGAATCGCCCTCCCCTATATCGTTACGCTTGAAAAAGGCACTGGAGAGATACTGGCGGTACGAAGAAACTACCTTGAAGAAGACCCCCAGAAGCTCAAGCGGCAGCACTTCGTTCACTACACTTATATTCCGGGTTTTGGCTTTTACGGCCTTGGTCTTATTCACATCGTGGGCGGCTACGCTCGCGCTGGTACATCTATTCTTCGTCAGCTTGTCGATGCCGGGACTCTTTCCAATCTGCCCGGCGGTCTTAAATCTCGGGGTCTGCGTGTAAAGGGTGACGATACACCCATCGCTCCGGGCGAGTTCAGGGATGTGGATGTGCCAAGCGGCAGTATCCGGGACAACATCCTGATGCTTCCTTATAAGGAGCCAAGTCAGGTCCTGAATGCGCTGTTGGGGCAGATCGTTGAGGATGGCCGCAGACTTGCGTCAATTGCGGACCTTAAAGTCTCCGATATGTCGGCACAAGCGCCCGTCGGGACAACGATGGCAATCCTTGAGCGCATGCTCAAAGTCATGAGTGCCGTCCAAGCTCGCGTGCATTTCACGCTCAAACAGGAGTTCAAGCTCCTTAAGGGTATCGTGCGCGACTATGCCGACGAGGCTTATACATATGAGGTAGACGGCAAAAAAGGCCGCGCAGCTAAAAAGGAAGATTTCGAGCATGTTGAGATTATTCCTGTCAGCGATCCTAACGCCGCAACGATGGGTCAGCGCATCGTTCAGTATCAGGCAGTGATGCAGTTGGCGCAAGCCTCGCCTCAGATATACGACCTTCCTGCGCTACACCGCCAGATGCTTGAGGTTATTGGCATCAAGAACGCTAATAAGCTGGTCCCGATGGAAGAGGACCAGACGCCTAAAGACCCTGTTAGCGAGAATATGTTCCTGATTAAGGGTAAACCCGCCAAGGCGTTTATGTATCAGGACCACGACGCCCATATCGCCGTCCACCAGTCAATGTCGCAAGACCCGTCTATTCAAGCCATGATGCAGCAAAACCCCGCTGCACAGCAGACGATGGCGGCTATTCAGGCGCACATCATGGACCACTTGGCGTTTAAGTACCGCAAGGACATTGAGAAACAACTCGGTGTACCGCTGCCTCCGATGGAAGACGAAGCCCAAGAAGGCGAAGAAGACCGCCGTATGTCGCCTGAGATGGAGGTTCAAGTTTCTCAGTTGGCTGCTATTGCCGCGCAACAACTCCTCCAATCGAATATCGCCCAAGCCCAGCAGCAACAGAATCAGCAGATGGCGCAAGACCCTGTTATTCAGATGCAGCAGCAGGAGCTTCAGCTTAAAGCGCAGGACGGTCAGCGCAAGATGATGGAGAGCCAAGCCAAGATGCAGAACGAGCAGGCCAAGCTCCAGATGGATCAACAAAAGCTCATGCTTGAGAGCAAGAAGATCGACTTGGATGCGGCTAAAGCAGGTAATCAGGCAGAGCAGGCCGACTTCAAGAACATCATCGACGCTATTAAGAACAACAGTAAGCAACCCAATCAGGGTTCAAACAAGCCCAAACCGGGTGATCGTTAATGGAAGAAAAGATCCTCAAACATCTCCTCGCCGAGTTTAGCGAGGAGATCGCAACTAACACCGCTGCTTTACAGCAGGGTGCGCCTAAGACGTTTGATGAATATAAGTATCTGTGCGGGGTGATTCGGGGTCTAAGTCTCGCGCAGTCCTATGTAACCGACCTCATGCGAAGACTGGAGCATTTTGATGAGTGAAGAACAATCCACAGCTACCCAACTGCCCAAGCCCCAAGGGTACAAGCTGCTGTGTGCGGTGCCGGAAGTAGAGGATAAGTTTGAGTCCGGGATTCTTAAAGCAGACTCTTCGGTACGAATTGAAGAGCATAGTACGGTGGTCCTCTTCGTCATTAAGGCCGGTGAAATGGCTTATAAGGACGCGGACAAGTTTCCTACGGGACCGTGGTGTAAAGAGGGTGACTTCGTTATTACCCGTGCCTATGCGGGTACCCGCCTGAAGATTCATGGTCGGGAGTTTCGGCTTATTAACGACGATACTGTCGAAGCCGTGGTCGAAGATCCCCGTGGTATTACCCGCGCTGGCTAAGGAGACTTAAATGAGCGAGCAAGTTGAGTTTGAGTTTCCTGACGAGAAGGAAGCTAAGGCTGCGGCCCCTGAAAAGGAGGCTAGCAACGAGTTAGAGATTGAGGTTGTAGACGATACCCCTGAGAAAGACCGGGGCCGTGAGGCGTCTGAACCTCCCGCTGAAGTTACTGACGAAGAGATCGAGAAGTATTCGGAGTCAGTCCAGAAGCGTATTAAGCACCTGTCCAAGGGTTACCACGATGAGCGTCGGGCTAAAGAAGCCGCTGCCCGTGAGAAAGAAGAGGCTCTTCGCTTCGCCCAGCAGGTATACGAGGAGAATAAGAAGCTCAAAACCTATGCCAACCAGTCCAATAGGACTGCCACGGAGGCGAATAAATCCGCTGCCGAGGCCGAATTGGCGCAGGCTAGAGCCAAGTTTAAGAAGGCTTATGAAGACGGTGATGCCGATCTTTTAGCTGCGGCACAAGAAGAAATCGCTGACGCTAAAATTAAGATCAATCGCGTTCAAGATAAACTTGTTGAAATTCCCGATGAAGATACTTTACAACGGGAGAATAAGCGAGTATATAGTGAACCAGAACCCGCCCAGTATAGGCCGGACCCAAAAGCACAAGCGTGGCAACGCCAAAACTCTTGGTTCGGGTCTGATGAAGAGATGACTAGCTTCGCTCTGGGGGTGCATGAAAAATTGGTCAAGCAGGGTGTTGACGCTGAATCTGATGAATACTACGAGAAGCTGAACCGGAGAATCCGGCAAGTGTTTCCCGAATCATTCGATGATGAAGTAGTCGAGGAAAAGCCCAAAAAGGCTAAACCCGCAAATGTAGTGGCCCCGGCAACGCGAAGCACCGCGCCCAAGAAAATCGTGCTGACGCAAACGCAGGTGGCTTTTGCAAAACGGATCGGAGTCCCGTTGGAAGACTACGCGAAAGAAATTGCGAAACTGGGAAGAGAAAATGGCTGAGAATCGTACTGAACGTGGACTTACCAATCGTGATGCGGATACCCGCGAGCGGAAAGTTCGTCAGTGGCAACCGGCTGCTACGCTCCCCGACCCGGCCCCGCAACCCGGATACGCTTTTCGTTGGATTCGTACCTCTATTCTTGGTCAACCTGACCCGACTAATATGTCTGGCAAGTTGCGAGAGGGGTGGGAACCCGTGAAAGCGGAAGATCATCCTGAGATGATGCTTACCCCGAACGCCTCGGGAAATCTCGAAATCGGCGGTCTGATCCTGTGCAAAACTCCGCAAGAGTTGGTGGATCAACGCGATGCGTATTACAACAAGCAAGCCCGCGCACAGATGGATTCGGTCAATAACACGCTTTTCCGTGAAAATGACCCGCGTATGCCTCTGTTCAAGGACCACAAGTCCGAGACTTCGCGCAGTGCTTTTGGTTCAGGTTCATCTAAACTTTAATTTTTGGAGGCCATAAATGGCTGCTGTAGCTTCCCCTTACGGGCTGCGTCCGCTAAATCTGATTGGCGGTCAGCCCTACAATGGTGGGGTTATCCGTGAATTCACGTTCGGTACGACTAACAATACCAACGCGATTTTCAACGGCGACCTCGTTATTCTGAGCGCAGGTATCCCTGCCGCTGTTGGCACTACGCCCACTGCCGGTACTACTGCCGGTATCGTTGGTGTTTGCGTGGGTGCTAGCTTCGTTACGCCCGCGATCATGAAGCAGCAGATGTTCGCGCAGTACCTGCCCGCAGGTGCTTACACCGCTGGTTATCGTGACGTTGCTGTGCGTGTGATGGACGATCCGGACGCTCTGTTCCAGATCCAAGGCACCGCTGCACTGGGCACGTTTAACTCAGGCACGAACGGCTCTGGCTGGCGCGGCGCTATTGGTAAGAACACTACGCTTACCTTTACCACTGCTGGTTCGACCACTACCGGTAACTCGGGCGTTGCGCTTACCGTCGGTACTGACGGCGCTACTATTACTTCTAACTCCGCGACGGCTGCTGTGCGCATCGTTGATGTGGTTCGTGGTACCGAGTCGGACGCTTTCCCTGAGTTCATCGTCAAGTTTAATCAGGGTGTTCATTCGTACTACTTTGCGACCGGCGTTGCGTAAGGGATAATTAAAAATGGCAATCTCACGTTCCCAACTACTCAAGGAACTGCTCCCCGGCCTGAACGCCCTGTTCGGCATGGAGTACAACCGTTACGGCGAAGAACACAAGGAAATCTACGAAGTCGAGAGTTCCGAGCGTTCGTTCGAAGAAGAGACCAAGCTGTCGGGCTTTGCTCCCGCCCCGGTGAAGACCGAAGGCGCTGCGATCCAGTACGACAACGCGCAAGAAGCATGGGTTGCTCGTTACACCCATGAAACCATTGCGATGGGTTTCGCTCTGACCGAAGAAGCTGTCGAAGACAACCTGTATGACTCGCTGTCGGCTCGTTACACCAAGGCTCTGGCCCGTGCAATGGCTTACACCAAGCAAGTTAAAGCAGCTTCGGTGCTGAACAACGGTTTTAGTTCTTCGTATCTGGGCGGCGATAACGTCGCTCTGTTCTCGTCCTCGCACCCTCTGGTTTCTGGCGGTACTAACTCAAACCGTCCCGGCACTATGGTTGATCTGAACGAAACCTCGCTTGAGGCGGCTGTTATCCAGATCGCTGCTTGGACTGATGAGCGCGGCATGCTGATTGCGGCTAAACCCCGTAAGCTGATTATCCCGCCGTCACTGATGTTCGTTGCAAAACGTCTGCTGGAAACGGAACTGCGCGTCGGCACGACCGACAATGACATCAACGCTCTTAAGGCGATGGGGTCCATTCCTGAAGGTCACACGGTTAATCACTTCCTGACCGACAATAATGCTTGGTTCCTGATGACTGACGTTCCTAACGGCATGAAGCACTTCGTTCGTACCCCCATGTCTACCGGCATGGATGGTGACTTTGATACCGGCAACGTCCGTTACAAGGCCCGCGAGCGTTATTCGTTCGGCTGGTCGGACCCGCTCGGTATCTGGGGTTCGTCTGGTTCGACTTGATCTAATCAAGTCTGGGGAAAAGGGGCTTCGGCCCCTTTTCTTTTTATAGCTTGTGTGGTAGTTTCTAAATATCCAAGATCACCTGCTCATCAACTGGCTTGGCAGACTTCTCCCTTGAGATGATGGGCGCAAATAAGGGAAATGATTATGGGTTTCGCTACTTTTTCGGGTCCGGTTCGTACAGGCACCGTTCGTTTTGGCGCTGCTGAAAATACTGGTCTGTCGACCCTTTCGCGTACTGCATACGTCAACGTGTCCGGTGTTGCTCTGACCACCTCCCCGGTTGCTCAGACTCTGTTTAACCTGCCCGCTGGCACTAAGATCCTGAACTTCGTCGCCGAGGTTTTGGTGACTGTTGCTGGTAACTCCGTTAGCCAAGTGGGTGTGACGATTGGCAAGAGCGGTTCCGCCGCAGAGTACGCCGCTTCGTTTAATACTGGCACCGCTGTTGCTCGTGTTACTCAGGCCAATATGGACACCGCCATCACCGGCAAGGTCGCCGCTCTGGATAACATTGGTACGACTGATGTTCCGGTTCAGGCCACTTTTACCGCTACCGGTGGCAACCCGACTTCTGGGCAGATCGCTATCACGGTTGTTTATCAGCAGCGTGCTGATAACGGCGCTCAGGCTCCCACTGCTACTCAAGTCTGATTAGGGGGCTGAGATGCGCCCAGTTAGAGTTACATTAACGGCAGCGGGTAAGTCTAATCCAATCATTTTGGATACTTATCGCAATCCGTTTAGTGTCGGGGTTAACGTCGCCAAAACCGGGGATATTCTGTATTCCGTGGAATACACCTACGACGACGTTTTTGTCAATACATATAATCCCGAGGCCGCTTCGTCTCAATGGATTGCTATGTCCGCATTCCCCGTTGGGACGGCGGTATCTAAAGACAGTTCTCTAAGCACTCCAGTGACGGCTGTGCGTCTTAACGCCGCATCACTTACGGGTTCGGTAACGATAACTGTGATCCAAGCCGGTATGCCGGGGAGTTGATTATGCCTATTGATACTTCTGCCCTGCGCAAGTTCCAAGACGTTTGGGGTCCGGTCCTTGACGCTATTCCTGCTGTTCTTGAGGCCGTTGCTAAACAGTCTGACGTAGATCGGGAATTGCGCATCAAGAAAGCTGAGATGGACGAAGCTGGCAAAAAGATTGACGCCGCTTTTGTTGAAGCTGACAAGCGCCTGTCTTCGGTTAATTCCGAGATGGAGCAAGCGATGCAGCAAAAAGCAAAGGCTCTGGCCGATATCGAGGACGCCAAGAAAGCCCAAGCTGCTGATAATGCAAAAGCTGCTGAAGCCCAGCGCAAACTGGTAGACGAATGGAACAAGAAGATTGCTGCGTTGCAGTCTCAGTTTTCCAACGTCGAAGCTGAAAACGCTAAACGAGTTGCCGCTGCTGAAGCCTCTTATGCGGAAAAGACCGCCGCACTGGAAGCCGACGTTAAGGATCTTGAGAAGCGTAAAGCTGCTGCTGAAAAAGCTCTGGACGCGCTGCGTAGCAAACTGGGGTAAGTTGTGGCGACTGCTCGCTCCAACCTACAAGAAGGGCTGGATAGCGGTGAATACGAGTACACCCATGTGGTTGCTACGGTCACTGCTTCCGGCCCTACTACTATTTATACGCCAGCAGCGGGCAAACTGCTTCGACTACGGTGGCTGTACGCCATCAACGACCCCGGCTCATCTGCCTCACCTTTAATTAGGGTGTTTCTTGGGGCGCAAGAGTATTATCGGGTCTTTGCGCTAAGTAAACGGCAGATGGTTAGTGGACCTATTAACGGAGCTTTGATTATTAATCTTAGCGAAGCCGCAGAAGTAGCCGTAACCGCTATTTTGGAAGAAGTGTAAAATGGCAACTTATAATAAGTTCAACGACTTTACTGAACAGCTTAATCGGGGATCGCATAATTTCGGTAGCAACGTCTACAAGGTTATGCTCACCAACACCCTTCCTCTCGCTGCTAACGCTGCTAAGGCTGATATCACCGAGATTGCGCCGGGTAGTGGTTATACGACTGGTGGTAATACGACGACTATCACGATTGCCGAGGCTGGTGGTACGACGACTATCACTGGGACGGCTGTTCCTTTTAACGCCACAGGCGCGATGGCACAGTTCCGTTACGCGGTTCTTTATAACGCGACTACAACGACTCCGGTAAATAACCCTCTCGTTGCTTGGTGGGACAATGGTTCTCCGGTGAATCTGCAAAACGGGGATTCGTTTACCGTCAAGTTTAGCAATACTGATCCGGGCATCATCTTCACGTTGGTGTAAGGCATGGAACTTACCAAACAAGAGATTGACGCTAAGGCCGCGAGTGATCCGTCTTTTGCTGCTATGTTAGCCATACGCGACGATAACGGTATGGCCGCTGCATTGTCTATTGGGCGAACCAAGCTAGTTGAGAATATGTTGACTGAGCGCGGTGTGATGTCTACGCTTGGCATTATTGACGGCGAAGCTGCTTTGGTGTCACTGGAAACTTTCGCCGCTAGTACGCCTACTGATCCGGCTTTACTTGCTGTTCACCCCGGTATTAAACGAATGTTGGCGTGGCTTAAAACCACTGGCATTAACGTGGGTGATCCACTTACCCGTTCTATGCTTGATCTGATGGAATCGTCTGGTATTTTGACTCAGACTTCCACTGCTTCACTTAAAATGCTGGCAGTCGCTCCTGATCCGGTAACTTCTGACCAAGTTTCGGAGGCAATAGATAATGGCTAATGAAGCGGTTTTTAAGTATGGTACTTCCAAAACGCTTGCTAATGCCAATGGGGG